AATTCTTCACAAATTTTTTTCCAAATATTATCTTGTTCTATTCGTTTCTCTCTATCTTTCAACATAGGAAAGTGTTCAAGATACTGATTTTCTTTTAATAATTCACAAAGTTTATAAGCAGTATAATAATAATTTAAAAAATTAACTCGATCATCTGGGCAAAATTTTGAATAAGGTGCTTGTAATTCCATAAACAAATTGAACAATTTATCTTCTAATTCTGGAGACATGACGGGTGGTTTTATTCCTAATTTATCTTTAATAAAAGGTATATGTTCATAATATTTATTGTATCCTAATTTTTTTAAAATTTCTTTTGTTTTAACATTTGTAATTTGTAATAATTTAATGCGTTCTTTTTTAATTTGATGTTTAATATTTTCAATAACTTCAGGTGGTATTTGTGTTGTTTCTTTTCCTTGAAATTGTGCAATAATTTCTTTAAAATGATTAATTCTTTTATACGCATAAAAACAAACTTCTTTAGGAGGTTCTTTATAAGATGGTTTTTCATTTTCAATTAAGTATGGAACATTTTTAAAGCAAACATTGCATATTAATATTCCTTCATCATCCAATGGTATTAATTCACCTTTATAACAAAATTTACATATATCAGAATTATGTATAAAATTATTTATATCAATAAAAGAATCATCGATATTACTTAAATATTTTTTAACTATATTATTATTTTTATTTTCAATTGTATTATTCTCATTTTTTTTTATTTTAAAAAAAGTTTCTAATTTCTTTGTTTTTTCAGTTATTATTCCACAATTATTATAGTCATTAGTATTGGAAAAAGCATTATTCGATATACTTTTTTTATTTTCAAAATAATCAAATATATATTTTGAATTATCCAAATAGTATTTTTTCTTTTTACCTTTAATTTTTGTAATATTATTGTTAATATCATTAATTTTATCTTTTATATCCATAATTTCTTCAATTGATAGATTCATATTTTCTTGATTTAGTGTATTCAGTAATTGTTGTTTTTCATTTTTTAATTCGGGTATAATATTTTCTTCATCATATTGAAATTGTTCAACGAATTCGCTATGTTTTCCGTCTAATGTAGTAGATATTTTTTTATCAATGAATATTTTTTTTTCTAATTTAGGTTTAAATGATGGCATATAATTTTTATTATATTCCAAATAAAATGGATGTGTTTTAAATATAATAATATTATAACGAATTATTTAATTAAGAATTTAGTAATATAATATATTTTATAAAAATAAATAATATATGTATATATTGATACATTGATACATTGATACATTGATACATTGATATAAAATCAAAACATTTCATGCTTGATAGTATTTGTAATATAATTTGTCAATAGATATATGTATTCATTTTGTATTAACATAAAATATTTATAAGATTATCTATAAATATTCTATCTTTGGCAATTTAATTAATTAATTAAATTTAATTCAAAAATTTTTTTTTCTTTAGGAATAGTATAAAAATGGGAGGAGGTCTTATGCAACTAGTCGCCTACGGCGCTCAAGATGTTTATCTTACAGGTAATCCACAAATTACTTTCTGGAAAGTAACTTACAGACGTTACACCAACTTTGCTATTGAATCTATTGAACAAACATTCAACGGTCAAGCCGATTTCGGTCGTCGTGTCCAATGTGTCATCAGTAGAAACGGTGATTTAGCTTACCGTACATATCTTCAGGTCACACTTCCTGAAATTAACCAACTTATGGGTGTTGGTGCCTACATTGCTGGTCAAGGTACAGGTGTCTATGCTCGTTGGTTAGATTTTCCTGGTGAGCAACTTATCGCCCAAGTTGAAGTTGAAATTGGTGGTCAAAGAATTGATCGTCAATACGGTGATTGGATGCACATCTGGAATCAATTAACCATGTCTGCTGAACAACAACGTGGTTATTTCCAAATGGTTGGTAACACAACTCAATTAACATTCATTACTGATCCATCTTTCGCTGATGTTGATGGTCCTTGTGATTCTTTAGCCCCACGTCAAGTTTGTGCTCCAAGAAACGCTCTTCCAGAAACAACACTTTACATTCCACTTCAATTTTGGTTCTGTACCAATCCTGGTCTAGCTCTTCCATTAATCGCCTTAAAATCTGCAGGGCAGAAAAGCATCCAAACTAAAACATATGAGAACTGTTTTAGTGAAAATTTGTTAGGGGCTCATAATGATTTTTTAAATCATCCCCAGATGCTAGTCTCCTGTTACTAAATCAGTAACAGAAGGCAACAAGACCAAACTGCTGGAAGTTCCTAAAGCTGTAAAATTAAATTGTTTATGTATTGAAAACAAACTATTTAAATGTATAATTAATTATATAAATAAATTAATGAATAACAAAATATAGTCAATTTTTGGGGTACCAAATGATAAGCGAAAGTTTGTCATGGCTGAGAGATAATGAACTCAGGTATGGTAAAAATCCTCCAGATATTACAATGGATAATCAGCAACCAAGCCTCTAAATCCGATATGATTAGGACATGAGGAAGGCTCAACGACTAAATGGTTTTGGGTTTGAGAAGTCTAATCAACTTCAATGATAGCTTAAGATATAGTCTAATCCCTAGAAACATGAAATACACCGAAAGGTGGGGTATATCGTGATGTGCAGTATCACGAAGTTAAAATTAACCTTGATATTCGTCCTATTGACGAGTGTCTATGGGCTGTTACAACACTTACATGCGCTGAACCAGGCGTTCCACCAACATCATCAACTCAATATGCTCCTGGACGTCCAGTTCCAGCCACTATTGCTTACAATCAATCTTTAGTTGCTGCATCACTTTATGTTGACTACGTTTTCTTAGATACGGATGAACGTAGAAGAATGGCACAAAACCCACACGAATATCTTATTACACAACTTCAATTCACTGGTGATGAATCAGTCGGTTCATCAAGTAACAAGATTAAACTTAACTTCAACCATCCAGTTAAGGAATTAGTATGGGTTGTTCAACCTGATCAAAACGTAGATTACTGTTCATCCCTTGTTTGTGATGCTCTTCTATTCAAGGTTCTTGGTGCTCAACCATTTAACTACACTGATGCCATTGATGCTCTTCCAAATGCAGTTCACGCTTTTGGTGGTCCTGCTGAAGTTGGTGGTGCAAATGGTTTCATTGATGCTCGTGGTCTATTCCAAGACGCTGGTGCTATGGATGCATACATTCCTGACGGTTTCTCTGGATACTGGCACGGTCCATCAAACCCATACAATGAACCAAATATGGGTGGTCCAAGTGTTCAACACTCTGCTGCTGCTTTAGCTGCCGCCGCTGCTGCCAACACACTTGCTAGTTTAAGTAACCTAGAAAGTGATCACACTGCCAACTCAAGTGTTTCAGATGCTGGAACATTCGTTCTTACTGAAACATCACTAGACATGCATTGTTGGGGCCAAAATCCAGTTGTCACTGCCAAGCTTCAACTTAACGGCCAAGATCGTTTCTCTGAGCGTGAAGGATCTTACTTCGACGTTGTCCAACCATACCAAGCCCATACCAGAAACCCTGATACTGGTATTAACGTATATTCATTCGCTCTTCGCCCAGAAGAACACCAACCCTCAGGCACGTGCAACTTCTCCAGAATTGATAATGCTACTCTTCAACTTGTTCTTTCCAACGCTACTGTTGAGGGCACAAAGACTGCTAAGGTCCGTGTATATGCCACCAACTATAACGTATTAAGAATTATGAGTGGCATGGGTGGCCTTAACCTGCGAATTATAATTCGTCTAATCAGGGCCGAAAAGCAGTATGCTATAGTAAAGCGACCTCTTACTATAGAAAACCATTTTGGACGTCGCATTTTTTTACCCAGTCCAACTGCTAGTAATAGTTATTTATGACTATTGCGACATATCTTGTTGTTCGGGAAACCCCTTAGAGCTTTTTCTACCAAAGATAAATACGAAAGTTTTATCCGGCCAAGAGTAATGAACTTGGGTAAGGTAATAATGAAAAAGATTGGGCAACCCGCATGCTTACTACCTAAAACCGCTATGATAGGTTATGGTAGGGCGTCAGAGACTGAACGGATATGGGTCAACTATGATGGTCTAATCAACCAGAGTTGGCTTAAGATACAGTCCTCCCCAATAGGAAACTTTTGGGATTAAGAGTGCTTATTCAAATTAAACGCACGGTTACTTATTATATACTTTATTTATTTATAAAATTGAAATAAATATTCATATTATTAACATGTATAACATGAATATTATGGGAATAGAAGAAACAAAACAATTTATAGAAAATAATTTTAAAATTATTGAATATAATCCAGGACATATAAAAACAAAAGGAATAACTTCTAATATTTATAAAATCCATTCTGGAAAATAATAGACAATAATGAAGAGTTAATTTTAATGTATTGTGAAAAAAATACTATATGTAAATTATGTGATAAAAGTTATAAAGAAATATTAAAATATGAGTGTGAAAATAATATAAAAATTACATGGTTTGTTTCTACAAATGGCTATATTACAGGTAATAATAAACTATTTATGCATCAAATTATAACAAATTGTTATGGTAATGGAAAAGGAACGAGAACTATAAGTGTAGATCATATAGACAGAAATAAATTAAATAATTGTTATAACAATTTACGAATAGCTAATTTTGAAAAACAACACAGTAATTGTAAAGGAATATTATCTGGAACAAAACGAGAGAGAAAATGTAATGCAAAATCTTTACCAGAAGGAATAACACAAGAAATGATGAAAAAATATGTAGTTTATTATCATGAGTGGTTAAATAAAGAACATACAAAACAAAGAGAATTTTTTAAAGTAGAAAAACATCCAAAATTAGACAAAATATGGATTAGTACAAAATCTAATAAAGTATCGATTTATGATAAACTTAAACAAGCTAATAAAGTTGTTGAAGATCTAGAAAATAATATTTATCCATAATTTATTGGTTATTGATTTAACAAGCAAAAAACAATATAAAGTTAATATATAAATTATCTATATAAAATGAGCGTAGATATAGTCAACCTTATAGAAAACAACCCAATAACCCAATAACACAATTAACTGGTAATTATCATACAAAATTAGTTGAAAAAGTCAAAAATAATTTTACTAATTACGAGCAACAAATATTTTTGTCTAGTTTTTACTGTTATTTAAAGTATGATAAACAAAAAGACTTTGTAATTGATTTAGATAATATATGGAATTGGTTAGGGTTTAGTCAAAAAGTTAATGCAAAAATGTTATTAGAAAAACAAATTTATATTTGAAATTCAAGAAAGACAAATCACAAAAAGAACGAAAGATACATTCTATCCTAACATATCAAATGGAAAATAATAGGAAGGGGTGTATCAATCGTGATAAGAATGGATGTAAAAACATTCAAAAGGTATTTAATTCTTATATGGAAACAGGCGAACGACCTGAAAAGTATAGAAGAGAATACAACATTAATAAAAGTATCCAACCGCTAAACGCCGTGAAATGTGAGACAAGCCCAAGATTTTCTTTAACAGAAAATGAATAGGGTGCTTTTACATCACCAAAAAGGGATTTGAGACTTTTATTTTTTATAGAAAGTTTGTCTCATTTTTCTTTCCGGTCGGTGTAATAAAAGTATATGAAACTGTTAGTGATGCAATGAAAGAAAATAAAAATATAAAAAGACCTAGTATAAACAAAGCCATAACAGAAAATACTATTTATTGTGGGTTTAGATGGTTACTTGTAGAGAGAAATGTAGACCCAAACATTATAACAAATATTGAACCAACTAAAAAAACAAAAATTCAAAATGTAGGTTATATTGCAAAATTAAATACGGAGAAAAATGCAATATTAAATGTGTATCTAGATAGAAAAACCGCTGCAAAATTAAATGGGTATAATTCATTTTCTGCATTAGATAATCCTATTAAAAAAAATACTATTACAAATGGTTATTATTACAAATTATACGATGATTGTGATGAAGAACTTAGAAATGAATTTGAAAATGCACATGGTATTGCTTTATTATATAAGAATGGTCTAGGACAATATAATTTAGAAGGCAATTTAGTAAAAGAATTTTCATGTAAATACGATTGTATAAAAACTCTCTCTATGAGTGATAAAACTTTGACAAAAGCATTAGATAAAAATATTCCATATAATAATTTTTATTATAAAGAACTAGGTGAAAAATTGTCCATTTTATAATTATGCGTTATAATATTAAAAACAAAATAATTTAGTATTATGTAGTATTATCGTATAAATAATACTATATGCCCTTTTAGCTTAGAGGTAGAGCACCAGTCTTGTAAACTGGAGGTCCTGAGTTCAATTCTCGGAGAGGGCTTTTTACAATAAATTTTATATATTTAACAAAAAAATATATATAAAATTATGCTAATATAATTATATTATAAAAAATCAATTAAAAGTTCCATTTAAAATGTTCAGGGGTGTATATAAAACCTACAAACTACAAAACAATTTGTTCATATTTTTAATTTCTGGTTTATCTGATTCAGTATTAAATAATTGAATAATTTGTTCATTATCACGAAATCTTATTGTATAATCTTGTTGTATATTATTTCTACCTATTCGACCTAATGCTTGTATAATTTTTTCTTGTGTTAATTTCATATCTTTACTTAAATAACCATGACAAAATTGATAATTTGTACCATAAATATAATCACTTGATGCTATTATTAAATACAATAACTGCTTATCTGCCAAATTCTTCATAATTTCTACGTAATCGTTGTTTAAATTCTCTTGATTGACAAACACTCCTATACCCATGAATAATAATATTTTCAGATTATCAGAAACATTGTCCAATAACATTATTTTTTCTACTATATCATTGTCAATATTACTAGTAAATGATTGTTTCGTATTCATTTCCTCTGCCCATTTCAATATATGGGCCGATTTATTTGGAACAAATGTTTCGTTAAAATTAACAACTTTAATCATTGAATATAACATTTCTAATTCTTGTTTTATTATTTTAACCTTTACATTATTTTCCATCTCTCTATCCAGTTTGTCATTGTTTTTATTTTTAGATTTTTTTCCTTTACTATCATATTCCTCATCATTTTTATCCACTTTATTCAATATATCTTCCATATCTTTTTCCAACCTTCTTATTTTTTCATTAATCGTATTATTATATTGTATTGATTCCAATATATTTTCCATTATTTTTGGTGGAATATGTGATTGTTGAATATAAAACTTTGAAACCTTTTCTATATCATTTGCTAGAAATATTGTAGGACCATCGGTCAATGTATATGCATCTTTAGTAGTAATATATATTGCACTATTTCCTAATTCTATTTCGTTGTTATTATTAATGGTTGGATTGAAAACACTATTAACCCGAATCAACCCTTTGCCATTTTTACTATCATTGTCACATTTTTTTTCATTCGATTTACTATTATCCGTACCAGGTCCAATACTAACTGATTTTTTCAATTTATTGCCTTTTTCATCAATATGCGTATTAGGTAATATTCTTTTTGTAGTTGTACTTTTTAAATATATATAAATACTACCCCATGTTCCTGGTTTAATATTCGCCAATATTTTTAAATAATATTGTTTTATAGATTGCATTGTAATATCATCCAATGATGTAAATCTTCTGGTTATTTTATAACTATGTTGTATAAAATCTAATTCATTTACATATTTGATAAATTGACATACTTCTTTTAAATCAAAATATCGCAATAACGTTGGATAGTTTTCACAATGTTTTACTACTTTAATAATATCATCATAATCTTCGTGTAAATTATGAGGTAAAACGACATATCCATTTTTATTTATAATTGGTATTGATTTAATACAATCATGACTTATTATACTCTCTACAAATGCATCCTGAAATTTCATTTTAAAATCATTAATAGTAGAGACTAATTCATGTTCCTTTGGTAATGTAGCAGACGATAATATTACATTTGGGATTAAATTTTCTCTCCAATTCTTATTTATAATCTCATGAAAATCATGCGTTTCATAATCCATCGTAATAGTTGGTTCATCCCAATATGTAATTATGTCTTGACGCATATTAAACGACAACATATAATACATAGCTGGTAGATATGATTTAATGTCTGAAATAATAATTTCTACTTTATCTCCAACACTATTATCTACTTTGAATATTCCACCTGATTTTGTATTTTTTGTATATTCTTTTGCTGAAAAGTAATGTAAACGAATATCTGATGCATCATTACAACCAAATGCGAATGCTATTTTTTTATTGATAGAAATCGCTGATCTAGCTAATGCTAAACCAACGTGTCTAGCAGCGCAAACAAATATAATCTTGTGGTTTTTTGCCAAACCAATTGGAGTTAGTGTTTTACCAGTACCAGTTGGTGCGATATACAATAATAATTTAGGTTTATTTATTTTTGACAGTGTAAATACTTTTTTTTGATGTTCATATAAAGATAAATCATTGTATTTTAATAAATCATTGTTTTTCTCAATATATTCATATGAATTAGTTACAATATTAAATATATTTAATTTATCTTCGTAAAAATCCAATGTGGATTTAATCATATATACAATATGTCTGTTTAATTTTGCAACAGAATTTTTAATTAATTTATACAATACAAAATAATAGGATTGCCATTCGTCTTTTTTATTTTTATACAATTTTAATAAATTTTCTAATCGATCCAGTAAAATAAACTCATAAATCTCACCGTTTTCTAGTATATCTACTGTATTATTTTGTAAACGAATCATATCCGCTTTTTTTATTTGAATATTACTAGATACGGTTTGGATTAAAAACTGCATATCATAATTTTTTTTATATTTTATTATTTTTTCATTGAAATATTTATTATACAAATAATCTTCCATTTCTTTAGATTGTTCTATTTTCAAAAACACAAACAAAGAATTATGATGATTTATTTTTATATTCACATCATCATAACCAGCGACAATCAATTCTAGTACCTTTTTTTCAGCTGACGATACTGGTACTTCTGTAGTTTCCCATTCAACTTTTGTGAGCCTTATTTGATTTAAATCCATTGTTGTTTTATAAAATTAATTATTTACGTTGATTAAATTATATTATCAATCGTAAATAATTATATTATCATATCAATTTTATTTTATATTGTTGTTATTTGTTATTTGTTATTTATTGTTGGGTTTATTATTATTATTGTTGTTGTTGGGTATAAAATATAAAAAAATTTGGATTAAAATAGGCGTTTTACATGATTACACCTTTTACATATGAAATAATATAATAATTATGTATAATTATTATATATAATTATTATATATAATTATTATATATAATTATATAATAATGATATTATTCGATAATACCATTTTCAAACTAAATTTCAACTTCAAATTATCCTATTTATTGATTCCGATTATATTTTTATTGTATAATTATTTACATAATACTCGCAAATATATATTATATCATGCTGTATGTATAAGTATTATAGGTACAATAGAATCTTATTATGGTTATATTAAAAAAAATATAGGAATTGTAACAGCAATTATAAGCACAATAATACATTTATTATTA